GTTGTTCAGACTTTAACTTCTAATGGAACAAGGGCTTTAAACACGCTTACAAAAACTACTGTCAACCTTCCTGCTGATCGGATTTTATTATTTAGAGTCAATCCTTCGAGTAACTACCCTCATGGTAGATGTCCTCAAGCTGATGCCTACATGTCTTGGAGAGTTTTAGAAGAACTACGTGGTATTGAGACAGTATCAGCTAACAGAAACTTAAATGGTATTCCTCATCTATCTTGTCCATCTGAAATTATGGATGAAAGTAGTGATGATCCTGAAGATAAAGCTCGTGTAACAAAGCTTAAACAGCAAATGTCACGTATCTCAACAGGTGAACAAGCTTACATCATTACTCCATCTGATAGATACGATCAAACAGAAGGTGCAAGTGCTCAGTATGACTTCAAAGTTGTAACAGGGTCAAGTAGTCACTTAACAGCTCTTGGTAGCATTATCAGTCGTTATAAGAATGAAGTGTTCCAAGCAATGTGTGCAGATATTCTCACTATTGATGATGGACAATCAGCTTCTAGTTCTCTTACAACGAATAAACAGACAATGTTTAATATGTTTGTTGAAGCAAGACTTCGTGAGTTTATTGAAGTTATTAATAGTGATCTTATTCCTGATTTATTTGCAAGAAATGGATGGGACATCACTAAGACTCCTAAGCTCAAGTATGACAGAGTTGAGAAACTTACTGTAGCTGAAATGGCTAAAGCTATTCAACAGTTATCTGCTACATCTACTATTCCTATCACTCCTGAGAATACTAACTACATGGCAGAAGTGTTTGGATTCCCTACTCGTGTTCCTCTTGATATTAGCTTTGATGATTTAATCAAATTAAGAGGATATGGATTAGATCAGCAGTCACGTAGCGGAGATGGTTTAGCTAAAGGTAGCGGTAACGGTACTTCTGATACAGTTGCTTCTGCTGACACTAACGCTAACAACTTAAATAAAAACTAGAAAGGGATGATATGAATTTTCATCAATTATCAGAACTTCTCTTTAACAACTATCTTTTAGCTGATACTAGAACACTTCAACTTGTTCTGCATCGCTACGATAAAGCTCTTGTTAATGGAGAAGAACAAATTGGGTTGTTAAAACGCCCTCCAACACAACGTAGAGATCAAGTAAAGGTCTTGGAAGGTGTGAGTGGTACACGACTAGGTTTAATTCCAATTAAAGGTTCTCTCACGTATGAGGAGTCAGGTTGGGAAGGTCTATGTGGTATGACTTCTTATGAGAGTATTCAAGGTCAAGCTGAATATCTAATTAAGAATGAAAAAGTAGATGAGTTAATTTTAGAACTAAACAGTGGTGGTGGTCAAGCATATGGTTGCTTTGAAGCTGCACAAGTTGTTCGTAACTTAGCTAACAAGAATAATGTAAAGATTACAACTTATGTAGATGGTGTAGCTTATTCAGGCGGATATGCTTGGGCTTCCATTGCAGATGAAGTTATTGTAAATCCAATGGGTCGTGTAGGTAGTATTGGTGTAGTTCTTCCTTTAACAAATTATGCTGAAAAGGATAAGAAGGAAGGTATTAAACGTATCTACATTACAAGTGGTAAATCAAAAGTTCCTTATGATGAAGATGGTAATTTCACAGAAGATGCTTTAGATGAGTTTAGAAAAAGTTCCAAAATTATATATGACGAGTTTGTTGGTCATGTAGCGGAAATGAGAGGTATTGATCGTCAAGCTGTTATTAACACAGAAGCTAAGACGTTTGATGCACAACAGGCACTAAGTCTGAATCTAATTGATTCTATTATGACTAAAGAGCAATTTTACAATCATATAAACGGTAAATATGGAGAAAACGTAATGTCGTTAGTACAGAAATCTAATCAAGGGGAAGAAGTGGTAACGACTACTAATGACTCTTTAATCTCAACATTAACTGAGGAACTAACTGGTTTGAAAGCAAACTCAGAAACCTTACAAGAAACTATCTCAACTTTAACAGGTGAGAAAGAGACTTTATCAACAGAGCTAGAGCAAGTTAAATCTACTCTAACACTTAAAGATGCAGAAATCAAATCACTACAAGATAAGATTACTGAACTTCAAGGTGCTGTAGAAGAAGTTAAAACAACTACTCGTGAAGAAAAGATTAAAGCTCTTGTCTCTGATGAAGAAGTGTCTGATGTGATGGAAATTGCAGATGGTATGTCTGATGAGAAGTTTGATAAATACATCAAATCTTTAGAGACTAAACAAATCAAAGCTCGTGAAGAAATGAAAGAAATTGGTGGTGAAGGTTCTCAAGAACAAGTTGTTGAACTAACTACTTCTGAAAAGATTGCTGCTAAAGCAAAACAACGTACTCAATAATAAGGAAATAAACAATGGCTGTTCTTAATTTAAATGTAGACCCTATCGTACCATCAGATGTATTTGGTTGGGAAGTTAATACTGACGTAGGTTATGGTCGTGAAACTTTCACAATCACTACTGCTGCTAAAATCGAAGTTGGTCAAGTTCTTGTAGCTAACTACGCTGCTAAAACTGCTGTACGTGTAGGTGCTTTAGCTAATGCTGCTGCTGTTGCAGCTCTAGGTGATTTAGTTATCTTTGTTGGTCGTGACTTAACTAACAACCCTGCTGTGTATCAAGACTTTGAGCGATTAACGATGACAACTACTGGTGAAGGCGTAGCAATTACTCGTGGTGATGGTCGTGGTACTCTTTATAAGAAACATCTTAAGTTTGGTGATGTAGCATTCTATGATCTTCCTGCTGATGTTAAAGCTGCTTTAGTTGCTAAGTTCACTAAAGAAAACCGTTTCAAAGTATTAGATCAAGTCTAAGAAATAATTATAACTAAGAATTAAATCACAAGGAATTTTAAATGCGTAACCCTATTAATCTTAACACTTCTATTGACTTGTTACCTACTATCAACAACCTTCAACCTGCTTATGGTCGTTTTGCTGACTCAGGTTTGTTCCGTGAATATGGTATCAAAACCAATGCTGTTATCTACTCAGTAGAACAACAAGAAAACACTCGTATGACTAAGCTTACTTCACGTACAGAACGTGATGCTGTTAAAGTAAGTCGTGGTCGTTCTAAGCAAGTATCTGCTGCTGCTGAAACTATCAAACTAACTGGTGGTGTTCATGTAGAAGACTTACAGAACCGCTTAAACAAGTTTGACATTGATACAGATGAGACTTTACAAGAAGCTTTAGCTGATGCTACTGCTGATATGTATAACTCATTCTCTCAATCGTTTGAATACATGTTAGTAACAGCTTCTCAAGGTATCATGCGTGATCCTAAAGATGGTTCTGCTGTTTTGAATATGTACACAAACACTGGTACAGTTCAATCTACAGCAACTATTGATGCTTCTGCTGACTCAACAACTTTGATCTCAGGTTTGAATGCTCTGCGTAATCAATTGACTGTATTGAATGGTTATAATGGTAGCATTAATAACATCGAGCTTTGGGTAGCTGATGACGTATTCAATGCAGTTGTAAACCACCCTGAGTTCTACACTTTGTATCAACTTGCGTTCCAAGGTGCTCAACAAGCAGCTCTAATGCAACCTATCCTAAATGGTAGTATTGATCGTGTAGTACAAACTCGTTATGGTTACAGCCGTACATTCACATGGGAAAACATCACCATTGCAACTTACCCACAAACATTTAATTCTATGGAAGGTAATGTATTAAGTGCTGTTGCTAATGGTAAAGGTTGGACAATTGCTCGTGGTGCTACTAACGCATACGAAGTTGCTTATTCTCCTGCTCCATACTTCTCTCAGTTGAATGGTGTAGGTCAGAAAGTTTATGCTCGTACTACTGGTATTGTAGATGATACTCATCTTGATTTCACTATTGAATCTCACATGATTCCAATGTTGAAACGTCCAGAACTTTCAATTGATGTAACATTTACTCTTGTATAAGGGTTGTTGTAAAGGTTGATGTGAGGGAGGGACTTTGTTCCCTCCTTTATATTCATTTATAAATATTATTGCTGTGTTTATAGATCAATATAAAGGAATAATAAATGGCTTTAACAGAAATACAAATTCTTAGATTAGAACATGGTGATACAGATATAGAGTATCCAATTTTAACAGATGAAGATTATCAATATTACATTGATGCTTTCCCTAACAAAAAGAAACGATCTAAAGCAATCGACTTCACTATCCTAAATACTCTCTCTTATGATGTGAGGGAACGTAGTGGACAAGAAGAACGATATGCTAATCAAGCATTCCAAAATAGAATGGAATTGTTAGACAAGAAATACAAAGACCCTACTTACAATGGTGGAGCATCAACTCCTTTATCTATTGGTGGTGTGTTTAAAGATGAAATGACTGAGTTAGCAACTGATTCAAACAGAGTTCCTGATACGTTCTATAAAGGGCAGTATAGAGGTTTTGCTGAATGGGAAACAACTAGATTATATTACTATTGTGGTGCAATAGAACCTTACGTGAACACTTGTCTTTATTATCCTTACATTGTTTTAGTGTAAAGGAGTGTTATGGGAAAGTTTAGAAGTAGTATAACTTCAGACACTAAAGAATATAAGAAGCTCCTAAGAGACCTTAAAAAATTAGATAAGACAGAAGTTGACTTTGGATGGATTAATGGAAAGAAGTATCCTGTAAGTGATCCTGCTAAATCTCGTAGAGGTGTGTACATTGCGTCTATTGCATTTATGAATGAGAAAGGTCATTACACGATTAATAATAAAGGTGGTGTAGTTTATATCCCAGCTCGACCTTATGTGCAACAGTCACTACACGATGTAGGTTTCCTAGCTGATTCAATGTCTATGGTTGTAGAAAATCTGTTTGAAGGTAAGCCTTATTTAAATGTTCTAAAGTTCATTGGTCAAGACATGGTTGATAATATCAAGAAATCTGTAGCTAAACAGAATTACTTAAAGCTTGATAAAAAGACTGTTAACATTAAGGGTAAATCAACTCAATGGGTGGATAGTGGAAGAATGTTAGATAACATCACATACAAAGTTACTTACAAAAGAGCTGGTGTTGAAAAACCTTATGATAAATTCTAAGAGGAAGGTGTATGTCAAGACACGGTGGTAAAGTAAGACTTGGTAAAAAGAAATATACAGTATTGAGAAATGTTGCAAGTGTTGTTGGTAACTACGATGAATACGGTGAAGTGATTGAAGGTGGTTGGGAAACTATTGAGATTACGGCTAACATTCAAGGTGCTTTAGTTTATAACAAAATGAGAATGACTAACGCTGGTGATGTATCAAAAGATACTATCTCTGTAAGATCAAATCAAGACTTATATAAAGCTAGAGTTGATGTAAATGGACAAGCCTTACTTGCTGATAGAATCTTTTATAAAGGTACTTATTGGGAAGTTAAAGAAGATATTGATTACAACAATCTAAGAACAGCTCACATTGAAGTGTTAGCAACAAGATTAGATGAACAACCTATGGAGAGGGATATTTAATGGCTGTAGGAAATATTACAAACGTAATCCCTGCTTCAGAACTTCCTGTTATGGCTGAAGAAGAACTCTTAGCTAACGTCACTTTTGTTACAGTAGATGGTTCAGGGAAGATGAAACAAATCCCTCGTCCAGCTCTATTCAATACAGTTGCAACAGTTGTTCAGAAGGGTGATAAAGGAGACACTGGTCCTACAGGACTTACTGGACCTATCGGTCCTATTGGACCACAAGGACCTAAAGGTGACAAGGGGGATACTGGATTAACAGGAACAGCAGGAGCTAGTGGGGCACAAGGTTTACAAGGATTCTCAGGATGGTCTCCTGTAATCTCTATCGTAGCTAGAAGTTCTGATCAAGTTCTTCAAGTTATTAATTGGACTAACCCAAATCCTTCTGCAACAAATAAACCAGCATTTCCTGTATATGTAGCGACAACAGGTTTTACCACAAACATCTCTGAAGCAGTAAACATTAAAGGTGCTCAAGGGTTACAAGGTCTACAGGGTATTCAAGGTTCTAACGGAACAAATGGTACTAATGGAGTCAACGGTACGAATGGTTGGTCTCCAATAATTACACTAAAAGAAGATACAACAACAGGTTTAGTTTATTTCTATTTAAACTCTTGGGTTGGTGGAACAGGTTCTTCTCCTACAACAATTGGATATATTTCGGAATCAGGAGTAACAACGACTCCTGTAGCTGGAAGTGATATTGGTTCATTACCACTAACTGTTTCTTTTTCAGATGTGACAGGTAAGCCTACAACTCTTAATGGTTATGGTGTAACTAATTACAATGAATCTGGACAAGTTAAGGTAAATTACACAGGTTTATCTCTTAGTAACTTTACAGCCAATGTGTACAAACAGTTTAACATTATTAGTGCAACAACAACCCTATCGAGTTCTCCTACAACAACTTACCCTCACAGTACACCAAATAGTTATGTTGGTGTTTTTGATGGTACTAGAGGAAGTTCTCCTAACGGTAGATTGATTGAAAACCCCGTTGGTGGACAAGTTCATGCTTGGAGAATACAAGGGTCTTACTCAGATAAAGCTACTGGTGGTACAGGGGCAGAGATTTTATTCCTACGTCTTCGTAACCCTGTTAGTGGCTTTCAAATAACTAAATCCATTGTTATGCCTAATGGTCCTGCATCAGCTAATGTTTATGAAGAAATTCTTACTATTGCAGATGATGCGTCTATCCCTTCACCTAATGGATATATCTTAGAGGTAGCAACTTCTGTAACAGAGGCAGCTCTAACAATTCAGATTGATAATATTACAAGAATCTCTTATGCAGTAGAGATAAATAGATAAAGACTGTCTATTTACACCAAACATATTTAGGAAATAAATAATGGCTTTAAACGAATTAATTAACCAAATTGTTGACGTACAGATTCGTAACGTCACAAGTAACACATACTCAAGAGATTTAAATACTATTGCTGTTTTAGCTAAGCACGATGTCTTTACTGCTCCTGAAATCTATCGAGTTTATCAAGGTTCTTCTGCAATGGCTGAAGATGGTTTTGATTTAACTTCTTATGCTTATAATGCTGTACGTGTAATCTTCTCACAAGAGATTACTCCTGTCAATGTTGTAGTTGGTCGTGTAGCTGCTTCTGGAGCTAACGCTGATTACCTAACAGCTTTCAATCAACTATTGATGGTTCCTCAAGGTTGGTTATGGTTGATTAGTGATTTACGTGATACAGCAACACAAGTAACCTTAGCTGGTTTAGTTGAAACTAACGATAAGATGTACTTAGCTGCTACACACGAAACTGTTGCTTTAACTGCTTTAGATGAAACAGACTTGTCTAGTAAAGTTAAAGCTCTGAGCTACGGTAATACAGCTTGTTGGTTTGATGACAAGTTAGGAACTGATCTAGCACCTTTACCCAACTACAGCGAAGCAGCTTTACTTGGTCGCTGTGCTAATGGTATTGCTGGAACAGTTAACTTCCGTCTTAAACGTCTTGTTGGTGTTACTGTAGCTCCTTCTGTTGATACCTTAACTAAGATGACAGTTTTGGGAAGTAAAGGCTACACTTTTGCTGCTAACATTGAACAATCTGTTCGTTCTTATGGTTCAAGTAAGACAGGTAGTGGTGAATGGATTGATGTTGTATTAGCTATCATGTGGTTGAAAGTAAATATCCGTGAACGTGTATTTGCTACAATTGCTAACAGTGAAAAACTTCCATATGAAACAGAAGGAGCTGCTGCTATTGAAGCTGATGTACGCTCTGTTATTGCTGAAGCTCAGGGATATAACATTGTAGCAGATGACACCCCTATTAGCGTAACAACTCCTAATATTCTTGATTTAACCCCAGCACAACGTAATACACGTATCTTACCTAACGTAAGATTCTCTTGTCGTTTATCTGGTGCAATTAACGGTACAGTAATTCGTGGTGAAGTGTTTGCTTAATTGCAAACCCTTTTCTAATAAATATAAAGGAACAATTATAAATGTCTAAAATTAGAACAGGTATTTACGACTTCTCTCAAGTCTTACTTCTAATCAAGCACAAGAACTTTGCAGGACAAATCAACATTGATGGTTTCATGCCTGATACAGAAATTACTGTAGAACGTGATGATCCTCGTTGGACACGTAATGGTAGTGGAGATGGTAAGGCTACTACATTCATTCGTAATCCAGATAACTCAGGTATGATTGGTTTTACACTAAATCAATCTACAGACTCTCTTGATAAGATGAATGCTATTTGTCAATACAGTAATACAAACAGAACATTGAATATCTTGTTTGAAACAACTTTAGTTGATAAGAGTTCTCGTACAATTTACTTCTCTCCTGAGTCATTAGCATCTTTCCCTGATAGTGTTAGCTTTGGTTCTACAGAGAGTGGTCGTGAGTTCTCAATCATCTGTGGTAACTTGCAAGAGAATATAGGTGGTAGCTCAGCTATTCCTCAAGACACTCTAGCAATCTTAAATGCTTTCCAGATCAATGTAGATGAATCTTGGACAGTGTTATCTTAACAAGCTATATTATCTTAATTAGCTGATAT